TCCTGTTGGAGCAGAACATCTCTTTTTATTCTGATACCCATCTCCAGAACTAAGAACGTTAATGGAATCAACAACAGCTTTTTTGTTTAAAGATCTAAACGCATGAATACCATCACCCAAAGCAGTGAGGTTAACCGTGTTAATACCTGCAACCGCAGAAGTCAATGTAGTGTGAAGTTTGATATTTGAAGCATCAACTCTTTTGATGAAATATTGAGAATTTGTTGTTAATCCAGCAATTGCTTTCTGAACAAGAGTGCTGATGCCTGCATTTGCATTTGTCAGATATGTAACTTCTTCAAGATCTCTAAATTTATGGAAAGTAGTGAATCCAATAGTATCTGTAGAAATATTGACTGCTCTAGAATCAAATTTTTCTATATGATCAATGGACTTCATTGAAACTTGAACATTTGCGCCACTTCCATTTCCACCTGTAATAGTTACAATTGGAACTTCTTCATAATCAAATCCTCTATCAAGGAGTCTAATTTCCTCAAGATCTCCAGATATCGCCAAATAACCTGTTGCACCAACTCCAACATCATCTGTGATAGTAAGATATGGTGGATTGATTATATCAAAATTTCTATCAGAAGAAAGAACTTTAATATCTTCTAATTTTCCATGATATACTTTTTCTTTGGATTTATAGTTAAGAATTTCAACTCCGTTTATAAGAAGACCTGTATATCCAGGTTTTGTTGGATAAATTCCAACTTCTTTTGACGGCACATCAAATTTTCTAAAAATTTCTTGATGTTTTAACTTTTTATTATAAAAATCTTCTCTTATGAGAGTGTTGTTTGTTACAGATGTCGATGCAGTAGATACAAACTTTGAAGAATCAGGATTTCTAATAGAATAGTATATGTCTTGAATACTTTTAGCAAATTTAATATTGTCTTTGTCTACTCTATAAGCAAAATACTCCCCTCTATCAAATATTTTGGATTTCTCTACATCCAAATCAACATTGAGAGGAACTGTGTAATCTCCACCAACGAATGAGGTAATACCTACGATTTCTGGAGTGTAGTAAACCTTGTCTCCAGTGTAGAATCCATGATTTTCAATATTATAGGTTTCTCCTTCAAAAACTCCATTGAAACTTTTTATTGGACTCTCTTTTAAAATTTTATACGTTGGTAAAGATCCAGATGCTATAAGAAAACAATCCTCTTCTACATCTTTGTATATATTTTGAACATCTGTTGGGTTTACCTCTACTTCTGGGAAATTAGCAGCAGTTGCTTTTTTAATTACCCTTCTAATTTTTGGATTTATTGTTGTATTTGTATTAACACTAGATTGTGCAAATACAACAATAGATCTATCATTAACAATAGCAGCAATAACACCAAGAACACTTGCTCCTGTGTTACTTACGACTTCTATAGTATCACCAATCGTTAATAAATGAATATTGTTTAAATCAATTCTATAAGAATTATCCGATAAATCAATTACCTCAATTTTTTTGGTGGTATAAACAGATCTAATGTTGCTTACCCATTTAGATGCTCTAAATGAATCGTCAATTATACCAAAAGTCTTAATTTGTGCGATATTATCTTTTTGATAATATTTGTTATCTGCTGGAGTTTTAACTCCTTTAAGAATCTTGTTAATTCTAACTTTTACTTGACCATCGTTTGCATATGCAAAGATATTAGCATCTCTAACTTCAGATGCAGCTGGAATTATTCTAGGAGCAAAATCACAATCAAGGAATTGTGTTAAATTTTTGTTTCCATAAGAAATTTCCTCAAATGTACCATCATTATAGTCAATAGTTAATGTTCCTGTAGCACCAAATCCAACTGTTGAATCAACATCAATAAAAGTTTGAGCAAATCCTACTGTATTTGTTACTCTTGTTTTAGGAGTTGATTCAAAGTCGCCATAAACAACACCTTTAACGCTAACATCTCTGTCATATCCAGAGTCAATATCTAATTTATAGTATGTTCTACCAATACCGGAACTAATAGACTCTACATATGCAATTGGAGCATATGATCTGTTTGGAAAATCTTGAAATAATGTTCTATTTGCAAGTTCAAAAGGATCTCCCTCCTCTTGTTCTACAATAATACTTTCAACTTGAATATAATGTGCATCAGATGGTCTAAACAAACGATCTGATAAATTTACTAGAGTGACATCTTCATTAAACAGTACTTTAAATAGAATTTTATAGGATTCTTCTGTTCCCTTCGCTGCATAAAAATCTGCAGACTGTTTAATGAATACGTTTTGATTTACTTGCGGTGCAATTTGCCTATTTTCAAAACCTGGAGCATATTGCGCCTTAATTTTCTTTAAAATTTGATTTAGGAAAAGAACGCTTAAGTTTTGAACTTCAGAACCGATAAGATGTGAAGTTGCACGGTTTTTTTCAAAGACAACTTCATCAGGATGTCCTTCTTTTGTTAGATTAGAAACTCCACTAAAACCTCTAATACACCCAGTGAATGAAAAATCAGTTTTTCCGGTATATGTAATGATTTCATTGCCTATTTTGAGCAATCCATACTTATCAGGAAACCCCTGTGTTCCTAATCTAGTTCTAATTGGATCAATAAAAAGAGTTTCTCCTGTAGAACTAACAGTTGACTGCAAAATAGCAGTTTGAGATAAATTAGTTACATTATCAACTTTAGTATATTGATCAATATTATTAATTAAATCAATTGGAGCACCTTGATACTCTTGCCCTCTATAATATTCCTTTAAAAAATCAGCAATCAGAGGAAAGTCGCTCCTTACATACTCTGGGAGTTGACTTTGAACGATAGTTTGTAATTGTACTCTGGTTTCTGTCATTTTTTATAGTTTGCTATTAGTATCCGCCGTATCCACCGCCGCCACCGCCACCGGAAGATGGTGAAGGGGAGGGTGAAGGTGAAGGTGAGGTTTGTGTAACAGGGGCTGGGGTGGTTGGTGTTGTATCTGCTACAACGGCACTTCCAGTTCCACCAGTATTTGCCGTAGGAGACAGTTGAGTAGGTGTTGTAGAAGTTGCAATTGCTTGCTCAAGAGGTGTTATTCGTGAACGTCCGCCAAGACGAACCAGAGCACCATTCGGATAACTAGAAGAAGTGATGTAGGTGGAAGCAGAGGAGTCAACACCGGAAGATATATCATCAACAATCATATCAAACACACTATTACTTATATCTAGTTGCAAATAAAGATCCTGTAATCCGATAACATCATTTGAAGCAGGAGATGCAGATATTTGAATTATTGTTTGACCATCCATTTTCATACCACTAACAATGTTAATGGGGTTTAAAGTAATAATTCCATTAATATAATCAATTTTTCCAACATTTCTTCTTACAACCGTAGGAGTTTGTGAATTTACAGTTGGTACAGTAAAGAAGAACAAAGATCCAGTTTGTCTATTAATATTAGGAAGATCACCAATATATAAATCTTCCTCAAGTCCTTGAATCTTGAATGCACTGGATTTAATATTAAATCCGTCCATACGCTTAATATGGAACTCATTTCCAAAACCAATACTGTATTCAGCAAACTGATTTAAGGCAACTCTTAAATCTCTTCTCATTGAAACTGTTGTAATATTCGATGTGACTGCAACATCACTATCATCAAGTATCTTTAAGAATTTGCTATATTTAAATCTTGCACCATATCTATTTAATTCAGTAGAATTTGCGTATTTTTCAGCATTTGCTTGAATTTTAACTCCCAAATGTTGTGAAGATGGAGTAAAATTAGAGTTATAATAGACTTTTGAGTCAATTTCAAGGTAAAGATACTTCAAATCAAGTATTTCAGTCACAATTCCTGCTACCGAATACTTTTTCAATAACGTTCTGATGTTTTCTTTAATCAAATTTGGGATAAAATCGCCAAATTTTGGTTTAATACTGATGAAAACCTTACCGTATTGTGGTGGAACTAACTCTTCACCACCAAAAACAGAGATTGATTCCGCTTCAGGGTAGATTTTAGAAGGAATGAGTGCTTCATAGTCACTAGAAGTAACTGCTCTGTTCTGTGTAGCATAAACAGTAGGAGCAAACTTCTTGATAGATTCAACTTCTTCAATATCAGCACCACCAGAAGAGGTAATACCTGTAGTTAACAAGGAGATACCGTTGCTTATACTGTAGATTGCAGCGTTCCTATTGTACGTTATACGCCCCGCAAAGGCGAATTGGGATACTCCGTTACCATTTACCCCATTTGAACGGATATAATTGACTGTGATGTAGTTTCCATCATCTAACTTTTGACCAAATACACCGTCACCAAAGAATAATTCGTATCTTTCATCCTCAATTTCTTGTAAATAGTAGATTTTTGAGGATCTACCCACTTCAAACAGGTTATTTTGTAGTGTGTAACGTGTTGAAATGGATGTAGTTTCGTTATTTTTAACAAAAACGCTCATTAAATCCGTATCAATGCCGGAATTTGGTAAAACAAACCTCTGATTCTTCTTTCTAGTGCTTACAGTGAAGTTTTGTTCAACCAAAATACCTTCATAAATCGGTATATTGTTGAAAATTGCAATTCCATTCACAACTGGAACTGTAATATCGTTCAAAATTGAGAAAATGAACGATTGACCAGAGAATCTTTGAACCGATGTTGCAACTGGACCCTTTTTTAACGTTAATGATACAGGTGTCGGTTGTACAGTCGAGGTATTTACATAAAAACTGATCGTTGCACGGGCAGATTTCCTTGATTTTGGTGTATATCCAATCGTACGTGCAAGTGCAACCACATTTTCACGTAATGATGCACTATCAAGAAACACTTCATTTGCAATCATGTTTGCATTATATGAAGTCATGTATGTATTATATGCTAATACATCAAGAATTGATGATAGGTTTGAACCCTCAAAATCATAATCTGTAAAATTACTATTTGATTGTAAGTAATCTTTGAGTGATTGTTTAACCTGATCGAAATCTAGGTTTGAAAAATTAGTTAATGGCATCGTTACCTAGTTGGTTGCAATACGAATGAAATTTCTTGAGGGTCAATATCAAGTCCAACAATTTCATATACAATTGTCACATCGAAAGAATTATTATCCGAATCTGGACTTACTTCTGCTCTTATAAATCTCACCCTTGGTTCATATTCTTGAATTGCATACTTAATTTGATCTTTAATTGTTGATGCAGTTAATGTATTGATATTCTCAAATAAAGATTCACTAATACTAGTACCAAAGTCTTCATTAAAAAATTTTTCGCCAGGATTTGTTAAAACTATATTACGTACAGATCTTGCAATCGCATTTGCATTATTTAAGGCAATCAAATCATCCGTTAAAGGGTTTACCTGAAACGTCATACTAATATCTTTAAATCCTTGACTGACTCGTTCTAAAGGCACTAAATTATACAGTAATTATGACTTATTTATCGACTAAGTTCTTACTTTCATAATCTTTGATAAGACGTTCTACCTGCTTTTTATCAGTGCCGCAAGGAGCATTACGAAGACAAATTAAAATACATTCTTCATCACTAATGGGGTCTCTTTGCCACCATCCGTGCTCATCAATCATCGTTATCCTCTTTTGACTTATACTTATCTATCTCACGTTCTTTTGATGTCTTCCAAAAATATTCATCCTCACGCCCCATTCCAAGACGCTCAAAACCATTCTCAACTTGATAATATTGTGTCGATACTTTGAAATCAGGCATTTTGGGATCAACAGGTGTCAAACTATTATCATAGATACGCATTCGATTGTTTGGATACAGTGCATACTGCCCATTCTCAAGTTCAATCAAATTATGTGACTTATGTTCTGCTGGATTTTCACTTGTTGCATAATCTATAACATCTGGATCCTGATGATAGTTATCTATTGTACAAATATAAGTCCCTTTCTGAATACCATGATCTCTTGTATATAATTCATAATCCATACTACCAATAAACTGTTTCTGTACAGCAACAACCCCATAATCCATACAATTCCAGAATTGTAGGTTAGGTAGGTTCATATCAGGTGAAGGGGTCTCAGGGGCGCTTACAAACGCGCTGATGGGCAATTTATCATACATTGCAGCATACTCTGGTAAGTATGTCTCAAAATAAAAAGTGCGCCCAGGTATCGACTTACACGATACCCAGACGCCTTT